CTTACGAAGTAATTCATCTTATATATTTATATACAATAAACAGTATATAATATGGCAGAACAACCCAATATAAAAGAAATAATTAAACAGGAATATATCAAATGTGCGATGGATCCTGTACATTTCTTTCGCAAATATTGTTATATTACTCACCCCGTTAAAGGTAGAGTATTATTTCATTTATATCCTTTCCAAGAGGATGTATTAAACGATTTTAGGAATCATCGTTTCTCTATTATAAATAAGTCCCGACAGTTAGGTATCTCTACCTTATCTGCTGGTTATGCTTTATGGACAATGCTATTTAATAAAGATAAAACTGTGTTATGTATAGCAACAAAACAAGAAACGGCAAAAGGTATGGTTGAAAAAGTACAATTTATGTACAATAACTTACCTAATTGGCTTAAAGGAAGTCAAAAACCAATCTCAGATAACAAATTATCACTTAAACTAGCTAACAACTCTCAAATTGTAGCTACATCAGCCGCATCAGATGCAGGTAGATCTTACGCAGTATCTTTACTAATAATAGATGAGGCTGCTTTTATTGAAGGTATTGATAAAATATATACAAGTATTAAACCAACGATTGCAACGGGTGGAGGTATTATAGCCCTATCCTCTCCAAACGGTGTTGGTAACTGGTTTCATAAAATGTATACTGAAGCTGAAGTTAATAAAAACGATTTCAAAGCAATAAGATTAAAATGGGATTTACATCCAGATAGAGATAATAAATGGGAAGAAACAGAACGAGCAAACATGTCAGCACGTGAATTTGCTCAAGAGTATGACTGTGACTTCTTAGGTTCCGGTAATTCATTAATTGAACCCGATAACTTAACTTTTTATGAACAAACTTTTGTACAAGAACCTGTAGAACGCCGTTTTATGGGTGGTGACTTTTGGATATGGAATTATGCAGATTATAGTAAACAATATATTTTATGCGCTGACGTGGCTCGAGGAGATGGCAGTGACTACTCAACATTTCATGTTATTGATATCGAATCATGTGAGCAAGTAGCAGAATATAAATCACAAGTTGACACAAGAACATTTGGTAATATGTTAGTTTCTGTTGCAACAGAGTATAATAATGCTTTGCTAGTAGTAGAAAACGCTAATGTAGGATGGGATGTAGTAAATACTATTATAGAGAAAGGCTACCAAAATTTATATTATTCACCTCGCGCATATGGTGAACTAAATATTGATAAATGGATGGCTAAAATGGATAGTGAACAAACAGTTCCTGGATTTACCACATCAGCAAAGACAAGACCACTTGTTATCTCAAAATTAGAGGCGTATATTCGAGATAGACATTTTATTTTTAGATCAAAACGACTATTAGAAGAATTAAGAGTGTTTATTTGGCAAAATGGAAAAGCACAAGCGCAAAATGGTTATAATGATGATTTAGTTATGGCATTAGGTATTGGATTATTTACAAGAGATACTGGAGTAAAATTTTATCAACAAGGCGTAAATTTACAAAGAGCAGCTTTAAATAACATTTCTAACAATAGTAATTCAATTACATTATTACCTAACGGTGCCCAAAACCCATACCAGATCGAAACACCATATTGTGTTGAAGACCTACGTTGGATGTTATAGTTGATAAATATTTATAGACATAATAAAACATATTAATGGCTGAAGAAAAAAATAATAATGCGGGCACTGGTTTATTTAGTAGGTTAACCCGTTTATTCAGTACAGATGTAGTAATCAGAAATGTTGGTGGAAACCAATTAAAAGTAGTAGATACAGACCGTATCCAAGCATATGGTAACGTAAAAACCAATGCTTTAATTGATAGATTTACAAAACTTCATCGTTATGGTGCTAATATGCCATATAACCCAACGATGAACTATCAAACACTTCGTATTCAGTTATATACTGACTATGAAGCAATGGATACGGAATCAATTATTGCTTCTGCTCTCGATATAGTAGCTGATGAAACAACATTAAAAAATGAAGCAAACGAAGTAGTACAGATTAAATCATCAGATGAAAATATCCAACGTATACTTTATAACCTATTCTATGATATATTAAATGTTGAGTTTAATTTATGGATGTGGGTTAGAAATATGTGTAAATATGGTGATTTTTATTTACACCTTGAAATAGCTGAAAAATTTGGTGTATATAATGTAACACCAATGTCTGTTTATGATATGGTACGTGAAGAAGGTATGGATCCTCAAAATCCATCTTACGTATGTTTTAAAATTGATCCAATGGTTATTGCCGCGGGTGGTATCAATAGCCGTGTTAAAGATAGAGATGGTAAAATCAAATTCGAAAATTACGAAATTGCTCATTTCCGTCTATTAACAGACGCTAACTACCTTCCTTATGGCAGATCATTTATAGAACCAGCTCGTAAAACTTATAAACAATACATTTTGATGAAGGATGCAATGCTCTTGCATCGTATCACCCGTGCCCCGGAAAAACGTGTATTTTATGTTGATATAGGTAATATGCCTCCTGCTGAAGTTGATGCTTACATGGAACGTTTAAAGCAAAAAATGCAAAAAACACCATACATCGATAAAAATACAGGTGAATATAACTTGAAATATAATATGATGAATGTAATGGAAGATTTTTACATTCCTCAACGTGGTGCTAACTCAAACACTAAAATTGATACAATCAAAGGTTTAGAGTATAATGCAATAGAAGACGTAAACTTCTTACGTGATGAAATGTTAGCTGCATTAAAAGTACCTAAAGCATTCTTTGGATTTGAAAAAGATTTAACTGGTAAAGCTACATTAGCTGCTGAAGATATTCGTTTCGCTCGTACAGTAGAACGTATTCAACGTATTGTATTAAGTGAATTATATAAAATAGCATTAGTACACTTATATGTTCAAGGATATGATGGTGAATCATTAGCTAATTTTGAATTACATTTATCTACACCATCAGTAGTTTATGAACAAGAAAAAGTAGCGCTATGGAAGGAAAAAATTGCATTAGCTAAAGATATGCAAGATAGTAAATTAATTCCTTCTGACTGGATTTATAATTTCTTATTCCAATTCAGCGAAGATCAATATGATGAATTACGTGATTTAGTTGCTGAAGATATGAAACGTAACTTTAGATTAGGTCAAATTGAAAACGAAGGTAATGACCCAGCAAAATCAGGTAAATCATATGGTACACCACACGATTTAGCAACATTATATGGTGCTGGAAGATATAATGGTACTAAAGCGACAGATGTTCCTCCGGGATATGATGAAACTCGTCCCGTTGGTCGCCCTAAAGAAAAATCATCTATATTAGGTACACAAAAAGACCCATTAGGTAAAGATAGATTAGGTAAAGGTGAAAACGGTACATTGTATACTGCAAATAAGCCTGAAGAAAATGGTACACCTAAAGGTGGTTCACCACTAGCATTAGCTGAATCTTTACGTCTTAAAGATATGTTTAAAACCATACCTAGAAAAGATAAAGATATGGTGTTTGGTGATGATGAGCCTACACTATTAAATGAGGAAAATATTAGAGACATATAACAAACATATATTTATAGATAGTGCATACTATATGGACAAAATAAAACACAACAAATTCAAAAACAGCGGACTAATATTTGAATTATTAGTACGTCAAATTACTTCAGACACCCTTTCTGGGAAAGATTCACCTGCTGTAGATATTTTAAAGAAACACTTTACTAAAACAGAATTAGCTAAAGAACATAAAATATACCAAGCATTGGTTAATTCTAAAGCATTATCTGAAGGTAAAGCAGAATCACTAATTAACGCTACATTAGAATTATCTTCTCGTTTGAATCGCTCCGCGCTTCGTAACGAAAAGTATAATTTGATTAAAGCTATTCATGAAGCATATAACATTGAAGATTTTTTTAAAGCAAAAATCAACAATTATAAACAATATGCTGCTGCCTGTACATTAATTGAAGCACATAATTCATTAGAATTTACAAATCCTGACCAAGTAATTGAAAATAAATTAACATTACTTGAACATATCTCTCGTACTGAGATAGATAAAGAAAAAGCAGGCGATAGATTAATGGAAGAGTTTATGAAAATGGATAAAGGTATGCGTTTACTAACGTATAAAAAACTATTAGAACGCTTCAACAGCAAATACTCATCTCTATCCGATAAACAAAAATTAGTTCTTAAAGAATATATTAACAACATTTCTAATACAGTTAAATTACGTGAGTTTGTTAATGAAAACTTTATTGAAATTAAAAAAGAATTAACTAAACTTAATAAAACCGTAACTGATAAAACAACTCAAATTAAAATTAATGAAGTTGTTAATATGGTTAAACCAATCGAAAAAACCCAAAACGTAAAAGACGAAAATTTAGTTTCGTTATTACAATATTATCAATTAATTGACGAATTAAAATCAACTAAATAAATAAAAACAAATGGCATACTTAATTAACGAAGCAAAAAGATTCCAAAAATTAGCTAAAATAGTTAATGAATCACAATTAAATGAAGGATATAAATTCAACGATGCTAATGAAGATATAGCAAAAGAAATAGAAACTGCAATCAAACCCGCAATTGAAGGAACTCTTAAAAAAGCTATGATGGATGTAGCTACTAAAAATCCTGAATTTAAAGGAGCAGCTAATTATGGTTTAGCAGTAGGATTAATAGCTTATCAAATAGTAATGGATAGTATAAAAGAGTAATAAATAATGAGTTCTTTAAAAGAATATATTAAACAACTTGCTCGTGAAATAATGAGTGAAGAATCATCTACAGGTGATATTGGTGGTGGTGCTGGTCCTATTATGACCCCGTATGCTTTTTCTCCTGAAGGACAAAAGAAAAATGCTGCTACTAAAACAGCAGAAAAACAAGGAATGAAAGTAACTAAAGGTGAAACCGAAATGCCTGGTGATTCTAAAGTAAGAGATTATAAATCACTTTGGCCATCAGCTAAAAAGAAAAAAACAAAAATATATCACGAAAGTAACTACGACCAAGCATCAAAATATGGTGCTGCTAGTGGTTATACAGCAGCAAGTGGTTATACTGGTCCTAGTTCTGCTTCTAAAGGTGGTGGTTATTATGCTACTGATGTAAAAGAAACTATGGAACAAATGGTTAAAGAAGAATTACTTAACGAAGTAACATATTCTAAATTCAAAAACGAAGTTAAATTTAGAACTAAAAACGAACAATTACATAAAGCAATACGTGAAGTAAAACGTAAATTGTCTGAAATTGATCGTATTGTTGAATATACTTCTCGTATGAAACAAGAATTAAGCGAAGGTGAAGAAGGATTAAAATATTGGAAAAATACAGAAAAAAATATAGCAACTATTTCTGAAATGGTAAACCAATTAAATAATAAAATTAAAAATCTTCACCAGTAATGGCAAAAATTAAAAGTTCTTCTGAAAGTAATAAATTATCATTTGGCACTAAAAAAAGTGGCAAAGCACAAAAATCATTTAACAAACACGACAGAAAATCACGTAATTATCGTGGTCAAGGTAAAGTTTAAATAAAAATGGTAGGAATATATAAAATAACATCTCCATCTGGTCGTATATATATTGGACAATCTATTAATATTAATGATAGATGGAAATATTATAAAAGGATTAGTAAATTTAATATGGGTCCTAAATTATATAATTCATTAAGTAAATATGGTTCTGAAAATCATCTCTATGAAGTTATAGAAGAATGCAATATAGAACAATTAAATGAGCAAGAAATACATTGGAAACAACATTATATAGATAAATTTGGATGGGGAAATATGCTATTTTGTGAAGTATATGATAGAGGAGGAGGCCCCAGAAGTGAAGAAACCAAACAAAAAATTAGTTCTACTAATAAAGGAAAAAAATTCAATAAAGAGCATAAAGATAAACTAAGTAAAGCTAAAAAAGATAAAAAACGTTCGGAAGAAATAAAAATAAAATTAAGTAAACCAAAATCTTCTCAACATGTATATAATATATCTAGAAGCAAATTAGGAAAACCTAATGTATTATCCAGAAAACCAATCCTTCAATATGATAAACAAGGTAATTTTATTAAAGAATGGAGCAGTGGAACAGAAGTAAAACAAACATTAAAAATAAATAGTAGTAATATACCCGCTTGTTGTAAAGGAAAAAAACAAACAGTGGGTGGGTATATATGGAAGTATAAATAAATCTATAAATAAAAAACACGTATTATGAGTAAAATGAAAATTATTCCTCTTCACAACCACGTTGTAATTAAACAACAAGAGGAGTCGGAGGTTATGTATGGAAACATTATCGTCCCTGATGCCGGGAAAGAACGTCCTTTAATGGGCGAAGTAATAGCATCAGGACCCGGATTAGTAAATCTACATGGGGTATTAATACCTAATACAATTGAAGTAGGTGCCACTGTAATATTCCCGGCATTTGGCGGACAACGAATCACTGTAGATGGTGAAGAATACGTTGTATGTAAGGAACAAGATTTAATTGCAATTTTAGAAAAATAAAAACACATATGAGTAAGATTATAAGTTTCGATAGAGAAGCAAAACAAAAACTACAAGCTGGTATTGACAAGGTCAATAAGGCAGTATCAGTAACAATGGGACCATTTGGTCGTAATGTATTGATTGAAAAAGAACATGGACAAGTAGCATCAACAAAAGATGGTGTTAGTGTAGCTAAAACAGTTGTATTGGAAGATCCAATTGAAAACATGGCTGCAACAGTTATTAAGCAAGCAGCTGAAAAAACAGTAAATGCTGCTGGTGATGGTACAACAACATCAACTGTACTTGCACATTCAATTGCATCGCAAGCATTAGATGCTACTGCGTATGCATCAACAAATGCAACACAAGTAAAACGTGGTATTGAAGCCGCTGTTAAAGAAGTAGTTGATGCATTAAGAAAAGTGTCTGTAGATATAGATGATGAGAAACAAATTAAACAAGTAGCTACATTATCAGCTAATGGGGATGAAGAAATTGGTGAATTAGTTGCTACCGCAATTGATAAAGTAGGACGTGATGGTGTAGTAACAGTAGAGGAATCAAGAACAGGTGAAACTAGTTTAGAGGTAGTAGAAGGTATGCAGTTCGACAGAGGTTATAAGTCACCTTATATGGTAACAGATAACAATACAATGACTGCAGTACTAGATAAACCACTATTACTAATTGTAGATGGTAAAATTTCAGCAGTAAAAGATCTATTGCCAATCCTAGAATCAGTATCAACACAAAATAAATCTTTATTTATTGTAGCTGAAGATATTGATGGTGAAGCACTTGCAACACTTATCGTTAATAAAATGAGAGGTATCTTGAAAGTAGCTGCTGTTAAAGCACCTGACTTTGGCGAACGCAGAACACTTATTCTAGAAGATATAGCAACACTAACAGGTGGAACAGTAGTATCACAACAAAAAGGAATGCGTTTAGACAAATTCAACAAAGATTGGTTTGGTGAAGCTAGAACAATTACAGTAGGTAAAGATACAACTACAATTGTTGATGGTAAAGGTGATGTCGATACAATCGAAGCCCGTATTTTAGAATTAAAATCACAAATTGACAAATCAACTTCTCCATACGAAATTGAAAAATTACAAGATCGTTTATCTAAATTGATTGGTGGAGTTGCTATCATCAATGTTGGTGGTGGAACTGAAATCGAGATGAAAGAGAAAAAAGACAGATTAGATGATGCATTACAAGCAACTAAGGCAGCACTAGAAGAAGGTATTCTACCAGGTGCAGGTGTAGCGTTACTACAAGCTAAAGAAGCAATTACATTCGATAAAGACAACAGTGATGACTTCAAAAAGGGTAAACGCATTGTTTGGAAAGCATGTGTTCAACCATTCGAACAAATTCTAGGTAATGCCGGTGAATCTAAAATATCTTGGATATTAAGTATGAATAATCATAGCGAAAGCCCAAATTTAGTACCAAACATCGAAGAAGGTGGCCTAGTAGATGCTTACGAATCAGGTATTATCGATCCAACTAAAGTAGTACGCTCAGCACTTGAAAATGCCGCAGCCGCTGCTGTTACATTATTAATGACGGAATGTGTAATCTATGAAAAACCATCTGACAAGAAAAAAGATGATGGAATGGATATGATGGGAATGATGTAATTGGAAAGGCAAAACAAAGGTTATATATTTAAGTTATGAAAAAACAACACACACTCTGGATTGAGAAATATAGGTCGCAGACCTTAGAACAGTACATCGGCAATGATACGGTTAAAGCCCGTATCGCCGATTGTATTGCTTCAAACGACATTCCTCACTTTATATTTGCTGGAACAGCTGGTACTGGAAAAACAACATTAGCTAAACTAATTGTAAGTAACATCAAATGTGATTATGTTTACCTTAACGCTAGTGATGAAAATGGTATCGACATGATCCGAGAGAAAGTAAAAGGATTTGCATCATCAGCTACATTTAACCCCCTTAAAGTAGTAATACTAGATGAAGCAGATTTCCTTACCCAGCCCGCTCAAGCAGCACTTCGCAACATTATTGAAGAGTATTCTATTAATACTCGCTTTATTCTAACGTGTAATTACATTGAAAGGTTGATTGAACCTCTTACGTCACGTTGCGAAGTTCATATGTTGAAACCACCTTCAATGCCAGATGTAGCACGACACGTTTGTACTCACATCTTGGACGTTGAAGGGGTGACATATGATATTAAAAATGTAGCCCAACTAATTAAAGAATATTATCCTGACATTCGCTCTGTAATTAAAAACCTACAAGCAGGTAGTAAGGATGGAGCATTCACTTACGTGTTATCAAACACTGATTGGTTAGCTAAGGTAGTTGAAGTATTAGCTGCTAGAAAGAAAGATGCTTGGTATGTTATACGTCAGATAGTAGCTGACGCTCAAGTAGATGATTTCCAAGTAGCATATCGTTATCTATTTGATAATTTAGATAAATTCAGTTACGGACACGATGCTGAATTATCAGTTATATTAGATGATTACATTTGGAGATCAGGTGTAGTACCAGATAAAGAAATAAATATGGCCGCGTGTATAGCTAAAATACTTGAAACTACTAAGAAACAAGTATTATAATCCCTGACGGGGAATATATCCTCCATATATTTATTGATATGATAGGAATATATAAAATAACAA